GAAGAAGTCGGTGGCGGAATTGCCTAATACATCTTCATCAAACCACATAGTAAGGTTTATTTTATCTTTGTCAACATCAAAAACCTTTTCGAACCCAATTTGTTCTAAAGATTCATTTAGTCTATTTTTAATAAATTCTTTTAGAATGTCTGCGTTGAGGCCTTCTCTGTCATAATCGCCTATAATCCAATCAATGATACTGGACTCCGCCTCAAAGGCGCACTGAGCTTCTTCTTTTAACCTATCTGGTAGGTCGGCGTTAAAGAGTTCTGGGTATTCTTCCCTTAAGGTGTTTAAAATTTTTGTTCCAACTAGTCCGTGGATATTTTCTTCACGGCTTGTGTAAGCTACTTGCTGAGCAGTGTCCTTAAGCACATTGTCGAACCTATTGAACCAATTAATAATATAAAACTGGCTAAACAGAGAAACATTCTCAACAAACAAGGTAAATAGGATCATTGAGTAAATATACTGCTTTTTATCATCTTTGTAGCACTTTTCTAGATATTTTTTCAAATAGTCGATGCGCCCTCTAATAATTGGGAGTTTTAGGTTTTCTTCAAAGACATCCTCTAATTCAAGCACACTTAATAGGCGCTCATAAGCGTTATTATGAATAACCTCGATATTGGCCATCACATACCCAAGATCGGTAATTCCTGGATGTGGTAAATGATTGCCTAAATTAGCCCAAAACTTCTTAACAGAAACCTCAACTTGCCCAATAGCAGAAAGAGTTCTCTTTATAATCTCTCTCTCTTGGTCGTTTAGATTTACTTTAAAATCTTGTACATCAGACTGAAAATTGAATTCTTTGTCAGTCCAAAACCCATTGTGCATGGCGTTTACAAATTCATCCGTCCACGGATATAGATTTGGTTTTCTCGATACTTGTTCCTCAAATAGCATACCTATGAATTTACACCATCATATTTAAAAGTCAAGTATTTTTTACAAAAACAAAAAAATATATTTTAAGGCTTGACTTTCCGTGTATTCGTTGTATAATTAATCGTATTGCGAGTGAGCGAACGGAGTGAGCGAGTGAGTAATACATATATATTAAGTATTTAAATTATTTATAAGATATTTAATAAATATATAAAAAAATAAGAAAAAGTTCTTTTTTCTTGACATTGAGATTCTTTATGTCATATTATGGATTAATATGATTAAATTAGAAGATTCTAAGTACAACTTTTTTCTATGCACATCAGCTAATTGGTTCACAGTAGTCAAAGCAGAATGTGAAGATGAAGCCTCGAGAAAAGCATTAAAAAAGATAATGGAAGACCTGGAGGAGGGGGCATTAGTCTCTCCTTGTATGAGGGTTAAAAAAATCAAAGAAAAATTTGAAGATTCAGATATTCTGATTAGAATAGATAAGATATTCGCAGATATGGGTATGCACAAAGATTCAAATTCTTTAAAAAGTATAATAAACAATTTATAAAATGATAGGTATAGCAGGATTAGCAAGAGCTGGTAAAGATACACTGGCAAAACATTTGTCAGATATTATATCTGAAGATATGGGCTTTAATGTAAAGATTCTTTCTTTTGCGGATCAGATTAAATGGCAAGTAAAAGATATATGTAATGATAATTATGGAGTTAGTCCGTTTACAGAGAATACTGAAGAAAAGAAAATTGTTAGAGATATCTTAGTTTGTCATGGAGAAACTATGAAAAAATTGTATGGCGAAACAATTTGGGCGGACTTAATTATTGATAAAATTAAAAAAAGTAAAGAAAAGGTTTTTCCAATTATACCAGATGTAAGATTTGATTATGAAGTTAAATCTGTCAAAGATAATGGAGGCTCGGTTATCCACATAAAAAAAGTGGGAAATAAACCACCAAACGAAATCGAAGCAAAAAATGACCCACTTGTTCAAAATGTAGCTGACTTATCTCATTCTTGGCCAGTTTATGAGCCAAACCAAATGGAGGAATGTAAGGATCACGCATATATTTTATACCAAATGTTAAAGGAAACCAATTTTGATAAATGGAAAAAGATATACAATTAATAGATAAAGTTAAATCTAAAAGAGATGAGGATAGTCTTAAAGAGTTAATAGAAAGGCACTCTGGAATTTATATAGATATGGTTAATAAATATATACCAGAATCCTTAGAGGGCGTAAGTAAACAAGATCTATTACAAGATAAAGACTTCTGTATTTATGACGCTGCAATAAAATTTGATGAATCTAAAAACACTAAATTTGGGACTTATGTAGGTAATTTAGCTAGATGGAAGTGTTTAAATATTTATAATAAAAAAATAAAATTTCCCCAAACTAATATTTCCGATATATTCGATTCAAGAGTCTCTCAAAAATCAGAAATGGACGATATAGAGTATGAAGAAGAAATACAAAAAGCCCTAAAAGCCGTCACTGAAATTGAAGATATTAGAGTGAAAAAAATATTTGTAATGAGATACTGTGGAGGTAAAAAACTAACTCCTTGGAAAAAAATTGCGAAAAAGCTTGACTTATCAATACAAGGATGTATAAATATTCACAACAAACATTTAACAGAGATAAAAAAATATGTATAGTAAAACAGTAATAGTAGGCAATCTCGCAAGAGATCCAGAATCGCGCAAGGCTGGCGAAACAAATGTAACTCGCCTTGTTGTAGCAGTAAACGACGCTCGTCAAAAGGATAAGGTTTCCTATATTGACGTAGACGCCTGGAGTAAGCTAGGTGACATTTGTCAGCAGTATCTTACTAAGGGTCGTCAAGTATTGGCAGAAGGTCGCTTGGTCCAAGATACTTGGGAAAAAGATGGCAAGAAGCAATCTAAGCTTTATGTTAAGGCTGACAACGTTCAATTTATGGGCGGTAAGGGCGAGAAAACAGAAAGCTCTACATCTACTCCGACAGGAAATGACGAAGACATTCCTTTCTAATGGATTTAATTGTAGACGCACCAATTAACCAAGTTTCCTTTGGAAATGTGTCATATAACATCCTCCGTCAACTTTGGCGGAAGGATGTCAATGTGATGCTTTATCCATATGGGGGCCAAGTCAATTTAGATACTTTTGACAAAACAGATAAAGAATTTTATCAGTGGTTAGTAAAGAGCACTAAGGAATCGAACTCTCTAATTAAAAAAGATATTCCTTCTTTTAAATTGTGGCACTTAAACGGATCACATCAGAGATCTTCTAGCAAACAAGCTCTTTATACATTTTATGAATTAAATGAACCGACTGAAAGCGAAATTAATCTAGCTAAATTACAAGACAAGATTTATTTCTCTAGTAATCACGCTGCGGATAAATTTAAAAAGCATGGAGTTAATGCTGAGGTTCTTCCTGTTGGCTTCGACGAAGACTTCCATAAAACAGAAAAAGAATACCTAGACCCAGAGATAGTTCATTTTGGTTTAATGGGTAAGTTTGAAAAACGCAAACATACCGAAAAAATTATTAAGTTATGGCTGTCTAAATATGGCAACAACAACAAATATCTACTTTCGGTTTGCGTCACAAATCCCTTTTTACAAGAAGATGAAATGAAAGCAGTAATTAATAACTGCTTAGAGGGGAAGAGGTATACAAATATAAACTTTGTTCCATTCTTGGTAACTAACTCAGAAGTTAATGAATTACTAAACGCAATAGATATTGATTTAACGGGACTTAGTGGAGCAGAAGGCTGGAACCTTCCATCCTTTAACGCAACTTGTTTAGGTAAGTGGTCAATAGTATTAAATGAAACCGCGCACAAAGATTGGGCAAATAATACTAACTCTATTTTAGTTGATTCAAACGGAACTGAACCTTGCTATGATGGTAAGTTTTTTGTTGAAGGTCAACCATTTAATCAAGGAAGTATCTATACTTGGGATAGCGACGTTGTGGCACAAGCCATGGAGACAGCTGTCTCTAAAAAGGGACAAATTAACACCGCTGGAGAAGAGTTAAAAAATAAATTTTCATACAGCAACTCTGTAGACCGCTTACTTAAAGGGATTGAAGAGATGGCGAAATAATGGCACACTAATTGCAAATATAAAGTCTATGTATTATAAATCATTATTCGACACAATATTTAACGACCTAGAGTTTACCAATGGTAAAGTTCAGACTGACAGTGTACAGTCTAAAGGTGATGTTTATTTCGCAAAGGTAATTATGCCTGGGATAAGCAAGAAAGATGTATCAATCAAATCAACGGATGAGTATTTATCTGTTTTTGTCAAAGACGAAGACGGGAAAAGTTCCTTGTTGCGAAAAGTAACTCTTGGTGGTTTGGTTGATGTTAATTCAATTTCCTCGAAATTAACTAACGGTATTCTTGAAATTACTATGCCTAAAAAGGAAGTAAAAGATTCAGTAGATATTAAAATTTCGTAGTTTACACCCTAGCCCTTCGTGTAAATATACACGAGGGGTTTTTTTTAAAAAAATTTATTTAATTTATGCCATTATATTTATACGAAAACGAAGAGACTGGAGAGGTCTTAGAAGTCCTACAGGGCATGACAGATGTCCATGAGTACCATGGCATAAGCGGAAGAGAAAAAGGTCTCTGGAGGCGTGTATACGTTAATCCTAACATGTCTACAGACACAAAGTTAGATCCATTCAGTTCGTCTTCATTTAGATCATCAACATTAGGCAAGAACGACACTTATGGAGACTTATTTCAACGTAGCGCTGAAGCTTCTGAAATGAGAGCTCAGCAAGCTGGAGGTATTGATCCAGTAAAGCAAAAATCTTATGATAATTACAACAAGATGACAAACGGTAAAATGCACCCAAATGAACAAAAAGAAAAGTTCAATAAGGCTGTAGAAAAAGCAAATAAAGCTGGAATTAATATAGAACTTTAACTAGTTGCATAAAGAGCCAAATCAGAAAATTCTGGTCTAAGAGTATTATCGAGCGTCAAGAACGGATAAAATGTATCTTCACTAGAGTTTATAGGTAACCCAGGAGAGCCTCCGCCTATAGCACCCTGTGGGTTTCTCCAATAGTTACTAGATTCGCTCCATTCAATAGATCCATTAGTATAATTAGGAGGACCATCGTCATAGCTATAAGAAGGCCTCGCCCCGTCTTGATTAAAGGTAATATCCCTAACATATCTTTTATTACCGTAAGTAAAACTACTTACCATTGCGGCGTTTTCAAACGCCCAATCTAATTTTAGGTCAAACCTTCCTTTAATTCTATTATAATTATCTCTTATTTCCGCTTGCGTTAAAACCTTATCATATATCGCGGCCAGGGCTATTTGCCCCTTATATTGACTATACCTAGGAGTTCCACCAGCATTATATTGAGATTGTACATTGCTTCGGTGCGCGCCTCCTAGATGAAATTTTGCTCCGTACCCTGGGTCTTGTCTTATAAAGTTTTCATTAATTGTATCAACAAGATCGCCATTGTGATAAATTTTAATAAAAGACTCAAAATCAGAATCATCAACTCCTATACTGCCAGTTGAATGTGAATATGTTAATGTTATTTGTTGAAACTTGTCTGTGCTCATTGCAATTATCGGATTAGTTTCTCTTTCAAAAGTTACCCTTGTCCCATCAAACTTTTTCGAAAAGTAAGATTGGTATCTAATTTTATTATTGTTAAGATGTAGCCCTGGACCTTCCTCATTACCATTCCTTTGTCTCATTAGCGCTTGGTTTCCGCCGTTTAATGAATCTGGTTTTATCCAAGCTAACATTGTAAAAGATTCTAACAGTTTAGATTGAGCGCTGTCTGGTCCAGATGATCCACCCCTATCATCATCTATTGCTAAAATATTAGCTTGACTATTTATTGTCGCATCCTCAAAAACGAAAGCATCTTTATTTAACTTAACTTGACCAGTTAAATCGCCCCCGCCCTGTGAATATAGAAAATTTAAACTTCCCGTATTATTTGGATAAGCAAAAGGTGTCGGCAAGGTAGCTAAATCAAAAACACTATCGCCCGTTGTGGGTACACACCTTAAATTTTGTCTATCTAAATATAATATTAAATTATCCCTGTTATTTAAATAGTTAATTCGCTCAACGTTATCTACATCAAAAGAGAATGCAAAATTAGAAGTCGCTTTTCCAACTTGTTGAGAATAATTTGTTGTGTCTAGTTTCGCTCCAGTTATCTCTAAAGAAAACTGATGATCTCTACCACTTATGTTAATTTGGTAGTTTTGATCTCCAGATAAATAATCTTTTAAAGATGAAGTGTTTTCTGTTTCAAACTCAGATACTATGCTAGAAAAACTCAATATTCCCAAATTAGGATAAATAGGTTTTCTATTTACAGGAAATTTTTTACCCATAGAGTAGATAGCCTTCCTAGTTATGGGTAAATTCATTGTAAACGAAGATAAAATATCTGGCTGAACTAAAAACACCCCAGTAGAATTTTCTCCACTTATGGATATCATTGTATCTTTATAATTAACAATTTTGTTTGAACTATTAGAATAGTAGTTGCTCATTGGTTCAAAATTAGCTACCATATCTTGAGGTTGATTGTCTCCAGTCAAATCCAATGACGGGGCAGTTATTTGAAAACCAGTTACAGCTTTAATCGTCATATCTGATATATAAAGGGCTTCTATTCCAACATCGTTGTCTCCAGGATATTTAATTCTTATTTCAGAGTTAGTTGGTTTTAACCTACCGCTAGCAACAAATGGGGCCGCAACTTGTGAGTTTCCAGTAAACAATTCATTTACAACCCCATCATTAACAAATTGTATCCTAAGTATTCCTTGATTGGCGACCAGGTCACTATTCTCTACTCTATAAGTTCCGCTCATTACATAGTTTGTATCGACAGGAAATCCGCTAAGTCTATGATCAAAAAATGTAGCTGACGGACCATCGCTTATTTTTAAAGATTTTGTCCCTTGCATTCCTAGCGATGTATTTGTTACTGTAATATAATCTTGTCCACCCCCCTCTTCTTTTACTGTTATTATCCCTAAAGAATCGTGTAACTGTTCTATTGGAGCCGTATTTGGATTGTTGACTAAAGAACCTAAAGGTAAACTTTCGTAATCTTGAAAATATATAGTTTTATAATCTAAATTTTTTACTTGTAAATTACTTCCAACAAAATCATATTTAGAACTTAATATTCCATTAACCGACTGTTCTATGGTTACATTACTTAAAAAGCAATTACCAACTCCTATCGTATTTTTTAAATAAAGGTTTTCCCCAGAAATATCAAAACCTTTTTTGTCATTTATGACTGCATAAAAATTTCTACTAGTTTTGAAGTTTTGAGATCCAGAAAACTCTCCGTCTTCGATAAAATTAGAAAACAATTCTCCAAAATCTTCAGTTGCTTTTATAGAAAACCTTACATTAGGAGCAACAAAATTAGATTGATCTATTAAATTTTTTGACCCCAAAGCGCTAGAATTTATTCTAGGAGTATCAAAAGAAAAATCTATACCTTGAACCAAAGGTAAAAACGATAAATTCTGACCACTGTTAGATCCAGAACCGTAAGAAAGATGTTCGCTTTGAAATACAGCTACATTTTCATAAGTTATAGTTGGTCTGCTTTTATTTATAGCCATTATAATTCTGGTAAGGTTGGAGCTACTATTTCTACAAATGTAGCATTTATGTTATTTGAGTCTTTATATACAAAATCGTGAGTCCACTTTGGGCAGTAAAAAACTCTATTTTTATTTATCACATCGTTATCATGATAATACACAAAATGTTTATAACCTAGGTGAGTTTCTAAGAAATGAAGAAGAGAATAAGTTTCTTTCTCTGATCTATTTGTAAAGGTAAGATTAATTTGATTTAGGTTGTTTTGATTTTGCGATATATTTAAAGTCTTAACAAAAGAATTTTTGAAAAACTCAGTCCTATTTGAATGATTAATAGTTAATGGAACGCTTGCATCTGGCTCCCAAAAGAAAGTTCTAGTTGAACTGTCTGCTACTCCAGTATAAGTACTTGCTCCCGTCACGTTTGATACGTTTATAGCATTAACCCTGTCTGTAGTTAAATAAAAGTAATTATCAAAAGTGTTTGAATTAGCGAACTGAATGCCGATTTGGCCAGCTATATCAAATTTTTTGAACCTTCCATCGCTAAGAGCCATTGTTTTATCCGATATGAAGCCCATCCCATTATTTAACACAGGAGAAACCGTATTGTTAAACAAAGATACATCAACTTTATAAACATCGCTACTTAAATCTACAACAGTATAATCTACAATTTGAGACCCAGAAAAGTTTCTATAAAATTCTCCACCTAAACTTATTTCTATTCCGTTTTTGGGCGACCCAAAATTGAGATAGCTTGTGTCCCCAGTAAAAGCTTGCTCTCCAGTTAAATCGCCAGCTGTGATGCTTTCTATATAATTTAATAATTTTTTTGTTCTACCGAGATCGTTTATAAAAGATAGTTTTGATTTTAGTCTTAAATTATTTAATCCCATTGGAGAAATAAATTGATAAAAATTAGAACCTTTCCATGATGAATTTTCAGCCTCAAAAGACATTTGTGCGCCATAAGTTGGCGTAAAAATATCAAATCCTAATTGGATTTTTTCTTGTGTTGATAATATAGATGAATCTAAACTAAAAAAATTAAAATAATTAGACATATAGTTTTCCATGCCTAGTCTTTGCGCATCTGAAAGCGTCTGCGTTGAAAATATAAGTTCTTGAAATTCTCCTTTACCAACATCATTCCCACTTGGACTAAATGCAAATTTTCCCCCCAAACCAATGTACTTGGGGGTTTTGTCTGAAGAAACGGATTTAGGTCTAACCTCCGTACCAGCATCAAATTGTCCTGTCTGTCTAAAGTTATTTACTTTAAATCCAGCCTTTATTGTATTTGTGAAAGAAGACCAAAGTTGTGTTTGGTTGTAAACAACAGGGCCACCAGTTATTGCAAAACCTCGAGTATTCGTATTTTCATAAGAAAAAACAAATTGATCATCTATTTCGCCTATTTGTAAATCTTCTTTCCAGCCATAAATATGTCCGCCCAAAAGTTGATTTACTTTATATTGAGAGCTGCTAGCACCACCATTAGCCGTATCGGTCGGGTCAAGATCACCTTCATTATTGGTGCCAGTTCCACTTATCATTCCAACTAAAAAAGTTTCACTAACACCACCAATTGAATGTAAGCCGCTTGGCGTACCATCTGATTCGTATCCACCATTGAACGCCATAATTCCACTTCCCGTAAGTTTTGCTGTTGGCACCCCGTTGTTTGTTAAAAGCGATCCACCACTTACAATTATTGGGTTTGTATGACCAGCATCTCTAAGAGTGGTATAACTTGATGCTGGATTTCGATACACATACCCAGTATAATATTCTAAATTTATTGCGTCACTAGGGGTTGCTTGTCCAATTCCGCCTTGATCGTAAAGTATTTCCAACTCTCCGTCGTCAGATCCAATCCAAGATGATAAAGTTCCAACCAATGCTTGGGTATTTATAGTGTATCCAGTAGAGTTTAATGATAGTTTTCCATCTTTATCAAATTTAAAATCAACTAAATTATCATTAGATTTTTTTCTTAATCTACAACAATATCCAGCATAGTCTGGGTGTATTTTTCTAAAACCATAAGCATGGTCTACAAAACCTTTAAGATTACTTGGTATAGAAACGTCTTCAGCTGTGTCTGTTATTCTATCTCTATTATAATTAAATTTTTCAATAAAACTCATTACTTATTCCTCGTAAATAGTGATCCAGATACCCTCTTTTCTTCATTAATTACGTTAAGAACAACATCTTTGACTTTCTTTGTAAATTCTTTCGCTTTTTCTGGGTCTTGTTCTCCAGATCCAGAAGTTGAAGTAGAAGCTTCTCCATCTTTTTCTATATTAATTTCTATATTTAGAGTCCCAACATCAGCTTTTTCTCCGCCACTCGCAGTTGACGCTCCAACTGGACCACCGTTTGCAAAGTTCATTGTGTTTATGCTATCTAAAGTTTCTTTTCCTAGCGAGCTTGAGGCATCAGATCCCATCACATATTCGCCATCCATAAGAAGAGCATTTGCTGAGTTTGATCCTCCACCAGACATTAGTCCACCATTTGCAGCCCTATTCATATTGCTCGGATACTGAGTATAATAATCCGCTGTGTTCATAAACTGGTTTCCTACTTGCATAACATTTTGAACGCCAGAATTAAACATACTACCACCCTTTAGTGCATCTAAACCAGCTGAGGTTGGTCTAATTCCAAATTGATCAATACCGAAAATACTTCCAGTTTTGAACTTTTCAGTCATCCCATCTATATTCATCATACTGGTGCCCTCTTTAAAAAGTTCACCACTACTACTCATAAAATCAGATGTTAAATTTAAATTTTGTGTAGGAGCGGCGCCGAAGAAAGAACCACCCTTGCTGACATTACTAATTCCAGCAGAAACTCCAGCCATGGTTGCATTTACAAAAGCCCCAATAACAGCTTGCTTTAACGCGTCCTTTCTCGCTTTTTTCGCATCTTTGTTCTCTTGTACGACTCTTTGTTCTTCAGCTACAGATCTTTGATACAAATCAAAAGCTTGCCCTTGAGCCTCTTCTAATGCTCGTTTTGCTGGGCTATCTCTTCTTCTTCCAAATGCGGTTAATCTCGCACTTTGATCTTCTAGATTAATGGACGCCCCACCAGCTCTACTTGAAATAATATCAGTCGAACCAGAAGTAACACCTTGCTGCGAGAAGGCTAATAAATTTTCTTTACCTACAATTGATCCAAACCCTCTTTGACCTGGAACAAAAAAGTCTCTCTTTTTAGCTTCTTCTAAATAGGCTCTAGATCTTGCCCCGCCCTCACTGTAGCCACGAGGATCTGACCAAAATTTACCAGTTCGCGTATTATCTGCTCCTTGAGTAATCAAAGAACCTCCGTTTTGAAGGCCTTGTATTCCTCCAGAATTTAATCTATCTAAAAAGTCTACTCCGTATTTTTGAACTGCAGATTTTTTAATAACATATTCTCCACTAGTAAGTTTTGCTGGAACATCGTCTATGACGCCACCGCCACCAGTAACCATCCCTCCAGAATTGTATCCACCTACTGACTGTACTATATTTCCTGCTCCCTGCATCAATCCTTTACCGACACCACTACTAGTAAATGATTGTACTAAATTTTTAGCTACAGCCGCGCTTATTTCTTGCTGTAAGGCTTTCCCAAAATCTAATGCGATATTTAAAAATACATCACCAAGAGAATCATAAGTTCCGTCGGCTAAATTATCCATTGCGTTAGCTATAGAATTTTCTAGGTTGTCTGCTAATCTCTTTGGCACATCTTCAGATAGTTCTTTTAAATCATCTTTTCTTTTTTCGTTTGCTGAATCTAAAGGTGACATCTTTGCCATCTTTTGTCTCTTTTTTAATATTTCATCGAGCTCTTCGTTTGTTTTTCCAAGTTCGGTATTTTGGTCAACATAAGATTTCGTTATTTCTTCTAGTGCAGTTATCGAGTCCTGGTCTTTAAGTTTTCCTTCTTCTTTTAATGTATTTATTTTATCTAAAATTTGTTGAAAACTTTCTCCATTTTTCATGGCATCCCTTATGGCTTGAGCCATCTCTGTATTAGCTACTTTTCCATCAGTAGCTTTAAGCGCAGCAACCGCCATCTCCGCTCCTAGTTTTCTAGAAGCTTCTGTTTGTTTAATCTTAGAGTCTAACAAGGCTTTATTTGCTACGAGTCTTTCTCTTTCTAAACGACCTAAGTTTCCAGCCAGCTTTAATGCCATTTCTTGAGACTTGTTCATTTGATCGCCCGAATCCCCTTCTCGTCTTGAGGCTAGACCAGCTCTTTGTGCGGACTTTATATCTTTAATATTTAATATGCTTAAACTTTTATCTGCATCAAGTCTAGCCTTTCTGTCGGCTTCGGCTTTTTTCTTTGCTTCTTCTGCGGCTCTCTGTTTTCCAAAATCCGAGTTTTTAAAGACATCTGTGTCCATTGATGCTTCAGCTATAGCACCTACAAGTTTTTCTAAACTTAGTCTTTGGACTGTTTCATATTTTATCTCTTCTTCTGAAAGTCCTTCGGACCTTAATTTTTCTCTTAAGGCCTCTCTTTCTTTAGCCGCCCTTGTTTGCGAAAAGCTGTCGGGAGGGCCCATACTGCCAGTTACTATTTGTGGTTCTAGAGCACGTCTTCTTATCTGGACATCTTCCTTACTTGCATCACTGTCTATTATCGCTTGTACTGCGTCTTTTCCAAGCACTGCTATAGCACGAGCAAAAGTCTCTTTATCTTTTACTCCGCCAAAGAACCCCGTTGGCACTCCCTTTAATTGATCTGCTTGTTTTCCTAAAACTTTATCAAGAGAATCCCCAGATACGCCCCCTAGTTCTTCCTTAGTTTTTCTTAAAGTAGCCAGTCTTTTTTGCTCGGTTTCTAACGCAGTTATAAATTCACCTATATTTTCTCCAGTAGATAACTTTGTTAAATCTACTTGCTTCAGAGAATTGTTTAATTCTTCAAATCCACTCTTTGTTTTAGCCAACTCCATTATCAAAGGGACAGCGATTGCAGTAGCAGCCATTCCTACTGGCCCACCAAGGACTCCTAATGCTCTACCTCCAAGACCAGCGGCTCCGCCCGCTGCCGCTCTTCCTCGAGACATCGGAGCAGCGAATTCTCTCACTCCTCCGTATTTACCTACTGCAGTTATAGTTCTTTTCTTAGAAAAAGCTATCATCGCCGCGCTAGCTTTTGTTATAGTTGGAGCAATTAAACTCAAACTCATAAAAGTGGTAGCAACTGTCGTAATTGTGCTAATAAGTTTTCCAAGAGCGCTTTCTGCGTCAACAAAACTAGATGTCATTCCACTTATAGCTTGAACAACAAATATACCCATAATACCGCCACCCATTCCGTCGCCCATTCCTCCTTTATTAAAGTTTGGAATTGCTCCAGTAGGCTCATCTCTCGTATTTGTTACAGCAAGCCCTTTCGGGTTTTTTGCATTTCTAAGTTTCCCACTTTGATTAACTCTAATTTGATTAAGAGGAACTCCAGCTTGATTTTCCCTACTTATAGCTTCTTCTAACGCTCCACCAAAAAAGTTTGGAATGTATCCGCCAGCTCCTCTATTAGAAATAGCTTGATCAATAAATTTACCTTTAGAAAGTACGCTGTTTTTATAGTCACCAACTTTATACTTTTTTGGAAGTCCAAAAATTTCTTCCAAAGCTGCAGTATTGCCAGAATTAAAAGCCACGTCAAGAGTTCCAGCGCCATCCCTATTAGATCCACCAACAATCATTTCAATGATCGCCTCAAACATAGCCCCTCTAAATGAACCAAATGCTCCAGCTCCACCTTCTTGTAGGAATTTTTCTTTTGCTGCTTTTGAAGTTATCGGAGGCGTCGGACTTGTTTTTATAGACGGATAAACTTTACCAATAATGCTATTTATAGAATGAGCCATAGCTGATTCGAGCTCGTCATCCAAGCCAACAAGGCTTCCAAATTTTGAATCGCTTTTCAGATTAGGATCTATACCAAAAGCTTTACCAATAAAACTATTGTAAGTTCCTTTTCTTCCTAATTTTGGTTTTTTAAATCGAGTGGCTAAATCTGCACCCCTAACGTTAGTTTGAGGGACAAGCATGACAATACCCTTTTGCTCTGCGTTAAACGGCATTCCTCCTCTACTTGCTTGATATGCCGCCAACTCTTTCTTCTCTGCAGATGTCGGGTTTGCTTTTCTAGATATATTTCTAAAATAATCTGGAGTACCTTTCGAGGCAAAATTTGGTATAAATCCACCAGCCGCATTTAATTTTTTAGCTCCACCTGGTAGCCCCATGGATCTAACCATATCTTTATTAAATATAGCATCTCCTCCACCCTTATAATTTGGAACATAATATTCACTAGTGTTTGCGACCATTGTTCCTCGTTGTCCTCCACCAAACGCAAAGTTTGGAATAGACACAACTTTAGAACTTGCTGGCGCACCACCAACTCCACGAGAAACATCACGAGACTCTGCGGAAACATAACCTCCAGCGCCTCTCTTGGTAACGCCACTTTCTCCGCCTCTCATACCTCCCTTGAAAAGTCCAGGAGTTACTACTGCGGCAGCTTTTTGTACTCTAGCTAAAGCGGCGGCTTGTTGAGTGTATATTTTTAAAAGTAATTGTTCTTGAGCTACTTTATTTCCTTCAAGAGCTAAAATTTCTCTTTGAATACTTTCATTCTGTAGTAGAGTTTGTAATACAGATTGTTGAAGAGAATTTTGTAATTGAGAGGCTTTATTAATTCCTAAAATTTGTTTTAACGATGACGCACCAAACTTAGCTAAGTCTACAAATAATTTAATAAATATCGCACCAACTAAAGCAATACCTGGAGTCAATGTTGCGCCAATGCCTTTTATTAATCCTTTTGCAAATTTAGAGCCTATAGTATCGCCTTGTAAAACATCTGTTATAGAATTAACAATATCTCCAAATAATTTAAGCAAGTCTTTTGCTTGATCTGTAAATCCTATTTCGCCCAATACTGAAGCTAGTTTTTCTCCACCCACTGTTAGATTATTTATTAAGGCTTCTAGTGTTTGATTTAACTTTTGATTCTTTGAGTCCAATGCTCCAGCTGCTCCAGCTGAAACTTCTAAAGATTTTGCAAATTGACTTTGACTAGAATTTAAATCTTCCACCAAACTAATTAAAATATCACGCTGTCTAACGCCAGCCACTTTTTGAATAACTTCTCCAGCCTCGACGCTTTTTAGTCCGAGTTTATTTAATTCTCCAGCCAACTCTTGAAACAAAGGAATAGCAGATCTTACATTGCCTTCCGTGTCTAAAACACTAATTCCTAAATCTTGTAGGGTTTTTAAAGTATCAGTTCTTCCAAGTCTAGCAAAAATAGTTTTAAATGCATTACCAATAACAGCACCACCACGTTGCGTTCTTTCTTGTACTGTCGTGACGGCAGCGAGTAATTCGTCGAACGAAACACCAGCTACACGAGCAGATGCAGAAGCTCTCTCAAGTCCGTTAATTAAATCTTCAGTAGATACAGCAAATTTTGTATCAACTTCTGCCAACTTGTCTCCAATTGCTGCGACAGTTAAACCAGCGCCCTCAAAACCTTTAATTGCTGCAGTCAAACCAGCTACCGCTTGCTGAGAATCAATGCCAGCAACACGAACTAACTTTAGAGCAGTTTCTACTCTAGCTAACGATTCAGCAACTCCTAAACCTTGACGAGCTAATTCAAGAGCACCTTCGGCCACTTGATCAAATGAAGTTGCTGTTCTTTGCGCAACTTTAAAAATTCCATTTCCAAATTCTTCAATTTCTTTTTTTGTACCGCCAAGAATTGTATTAATTTTAGCAAAAGACGCCTCTACTTTTACGGTATTGCTCACTAACGCTCCGAAAGCTTGAGATAATTTATTAATTACAGCAACAGAAGCACCGAAAGCTAAGACACGGGCATTGGAAGCTTCTAAAGATTTTTGAAATTCTGAAGCTTGTCCAGTAATTTTTCCGAGTGGTCTGGATAGCTTGTTAATAGATTCAGCGCCTCCACCGAAACTAACCCCTTTAGCTTGGGACTGAATCCTCGCTATAGCCGCCTCGACTTTCCTACTATCTACAGGACTAAACTCTACTGGTACATTTGCCTTCGCCATATAATGGTATTACACCTAAACACCATGCAAATCCATGAATTCTTTCATATTCAAAGTGCCTCCTCGCTTCTTCATTTCATCTGTTAAATCGACAGCATCTTCATCTTCCGCCTTCATTTGAGCAATATCTTGTTTATTAGCTCCAAAATAAGTTGTCCCACCGTCTCCATCTGAGCCCTTTTTTGAGCTTTTTCCATCATTTTTCTGAGCTTCGTGAAAATCTAACAACAACTCTGGATCTTTCGCTACATGAGTGGGAATTTCTTTAGTTGCATTTTTAAAAATATTTAAAAATGTTCTAGCGTACGTCAGTAGTTTTAATTCAAATGCTGACAAATCTTTTATAGGCTTTCCATACATATCGTGTACATTTTCACTATAAGATAAGTATGGAGAAAAAAACGGCGAAAGGGCGGCTTTAGAAATATTGTCGTCAGACATTCTTGTAAAGAATTGCTCTTGCAGCATATTAAACTCATATTCTTTTTCTGTGTCTGAATAGATTAAATCCCTAAACACTGATTTTTTAAATTCCTTATCTTCAAATAATAAGTTTTCAAAGAAAATCTGGTTAACTTTTTTCTGTGCGTACTTCTCTGCTGTTAAACCAACAAGTGTCGACCTTTCTTTTTCTAATTCTTCGAGAACTCCCATTTCTCGTTTTATCATTTTTTTATGTTCTTCTCTTTTGGAAGGTATTTTTATTCTGCCAAGCCCTTTATTTAAGTTCTCTATAAATTTTTTCTTTTTTTCCACTGACTCTTCGGACTCTGGGGTCCACATCTCGTCTTTGTATAAGAGATCTAAAGATTCTTTTTCTGACATAAGCCCTCTATTTTTGGCTTGCTCTAAATATTTTTTTCTTTCAGAGAAAGTTCTTCTTAATTCTAGCTGACCAAAATGCCTAACATAAATGGGGCCAAAGCTTGAATTCAAGACAGTGACCCCATCAAATATCTCGGCTATAATATCTGCTAAATTTTCATCATTCATATGCTTGTTTCACAAACGCTTCAATTTGTTCTTGTGTAGCGCTATTATTGTAAAACCAGTATGATATTGCTGTCATCATTTCATTAAGAGCTTCTTTTTCTAGGTCAGTTCCGTCTTCGTCTTTTTTGTAAAGGTCTTCTAATTGATCTTCGTACAAAAGGCCATCAAAGAATAAAACTTCTTGCCCATCTTCTATTTCTCTAGCGAGTTGGATTGTGTACCAAAGTAACATAGCCCTTTCTGATCTCGCGTCAGCAGTGTGATCGTAAACGCCCTGCATCGACATTTCAATATCTGTCAAATCTTTTCTTAAAATCAAAAGCTCTGAATTGAGTTCCTCAATTTCTTTTTCATTCTTTTTTTTGTCTGTGGCAGAAAGCATTTGGATTTTATTTGCAACCTCATTACTTTTTTGCAACTTTTTGACCATATCTTTTGTCTCTGCTTCGGTCAACGTCCCGCCAGTATCAGCATACTTTTTTACTAGCATGGCTTTTGTTACAATACCCTTTTTGATATTGTTGCTCATTTCAATGGCATATTGAGCCTCAGCTTCGTCCATGATTCGACGAGTAGGCTTTTTAATAACAAATTCAATTGGCGTTTTTACTGTTTTGTTTTGAACAACAGTTTCCATCTCGCCAGTTTCTTTATTTTTGCGTTCTACTTCTACTTTTTTCTTTTCTTTAGTTTCTAAAGTAAATTTATATATATATCCTTGTGCCATTATTGTTTAAATTTGAATTCAACCGTTAGAGTTTCTAACTCGTTATTATAATCTCGCAAAACAGAATTTCCAATATCTAGAATTTTTTTTCGATACACCTCGTAGTGTTCTTTATCGAAATAATCTGCCATTTCGACAATCCCTTGATGTTCTTTTGGTAGATGTTCGTATAATTTAGAAAAGTTTATTTCATGAACACTTTGCATTTCCTCAAGTGTGTTCAAAAAAGCCTTAAATAAATAACGAATGTGATGATCAGAACGATCATACAAAAATTCTTTTGCAATCATAAATATCCTTATACCTATGTATATTTACACAAAAAAGCTATATTATGCCATAAAAAGCTGTTCTGAGAACTTTTAGAGTTTTTCTGCAAAAAATAATAGCAATTTCATTGGATATGTTATATTCATTGTTTTCGTACTTATCTATCAAACCTTTATCATATTTATATTCTTTTAAAAATTTTAAAAAATCTTCTTTAGGTATACCTATAAATTGACAATAAAACTCGTCATTATTTTTTTGATGTATGCAGAAATAATCAGTCTTATATTTTCTTATTAATTCGTTTTTAACCCAATCACAAATTTCTTTACTGTATTTTAAATGTTTGTAATTTTTATCAAAATTAGTCACAAAATTGTTATATGTATCTATTATCCAATAGCCCCTTTCTTGTAATTGAGTGGGTTTGTCTGTATATATCGTATTACTTCTTTTTAATGTCCCATAAACAGTATCGCCTTCTACTTTATCATAATAGTAAGAATCTGTTATAGATTCAATGTTGCTTCCATTCTTTTGCCTTTCTGTTAATATTTCAACCGAATCTAAAATTTTTCTGTTTACATTTTTATCTTTAGGTTCGTAATTATATAGCTCCCAACTATATTTTCCGTTGATATTTTTAACTCCATAAATAGTTTTATTTTCAGAATCACTTTTATGCCAGTCAAAGATAATTTTAGATATAGAATATAAAATTAAATTATTTTTCTTACATGTTTCATACAAAAGAGAACCAGAATTTTTTCCACTTAATAGAATATCTTCTTTTCGATAATAATTGTAATTACATTTTATGTTTTTTGAGTTTTTCCATTTATACCTTTCCCATTCAATGGGGTATAAATATTCATAATCTGAAGGCGGAAAAAGTATCGCTTTTTTATAGCCTTTTGTTACACAAAGAAAACCCCACTCTTCATCATAATGTAAATCTGTTTGATGATATTTGGGACAAACTCCAAAATTATATTCAAAATTTTCATTTGTTTTTAAAATTTTTTCTGGTACTTTTATTTTTTTAATTAAATTTTCTTTTAATTCTTTATTTCGATTTAATCCTTTGTAGTTTTTTAACGTCCACAAATACTCTTCTTTTTTATCATCCTCAATAAATTGTTGAAAAGTCTTTTCAACCATACGAGATTTTTTTTTGTTATAAACCCAAACTGATATTTTTCTTTCGGGCTCTATAGACTGTTGGTCAAATTTTATGCCATGTTTTATTATCTTGGGTTCTTCACCAATATTGATATGTGTCCAAAAATTTGCAAAATAACAACCATCATAACTTCTAACATAATGCCACCATTTCTTAGGAATCAGTAAGGCCTCTCCCTCTTTTATTTCAAAATGTTGAGGATGAGTATTTTTTAAATCTGGGTAACTGACATAATCATTTAAATTTGGGTCTTTTTTGCAATCAATTTTACTTAAATGTCCATATAATGATTCATCTTTACTATGATGCCGATTGATTGCATTTTTTCCAACTTTAACGCTACCAAATTTTTTTGGATTAAATTTCCCTTTTAAAATTTTTTCATACATAATAACTAATTTACACAAAAAGTGTAAAAGTAAATATGCCCACTTCTCTCATCTCAGACTCTCAAAAAAACACCATTAGCGCTATTATTGACGATATCCACGAAACTTTTGCTAGAAGCATCACAGTTTACGAAGAAGGAAAAAAAGTATTAATTAGTCTTAATCGACAATTAACGGTAAGTGGTTTTACTGGCGATAACGCACATTTAAATGGAACTTATACACAAACAAGCGCTAACTTTTATACCCAAGAAAATGGATCTGGTGATATAACTCGTGTCGAGGAATCTGTTGGAACTGAATCAGATCCTAACCTTGTACAATATCTCTGGGAGATAACAGATGGCAGTGACAACGATCCTGGCATTGGGGATGCAGTATCAAACTATATATCTAAACAGAGTACTGATCCATCAGTATCGCAACCATATGAAATGACCTGGAGCAGCTTGACACTTACAGAATTTGTTATAGGAGACACATTTAATGGAGTATATGGTAGGAGCGTTTTTGGCAACAAAACGACCACAACAACCGCTGTTCAACACACTATAAAAGCAAGAATCAAATACATAGACGCCAAAGAAGCAAACCTTGCTGACGGGGGTATTAATAGTCAATTAAATATAGAATTAGTCGATGGTTCTGTAAGAATAACTGTAGATGCTGCAGGATTTAATTTACTCAAAGAAGCAAAAAGATGTGAATTTGAGGGAGGTAAATATGAGATTGTATCTAAAGGAAATCCAACTGGTATATTTGGGCCTCAATACTACCACTTCTACCTAAAACCAATAGAAGAACTACAAGACGCTTCGGTATAATAATGGCTTTAAATCCTCAAATTATAGCTAGTTTAAAAAGGCAAACACCTAAAGTTGCCAGAGTCCAAATACAAAAACAAGGTAAAGCGGCTTTTCAGAAAATCAAAAATAAAATGATAGCTGAATTCTTAAACCATCCAGTTACAAGAGAAATCAAACAGGGAGTAAGCTCGGAAAATATAAGCGGGACTTTGGGAGGAGCTACTAATTTATTTTCTTTTATTGGCTTTGAATCGGGGTTTAGAGACCCAACCAAAGCTATTGAAGATATACTGCAGCAAACTCGCTTTGAATTTGCTACTGCCAAACTTAATTCTATTGAATTTTCTATTTATATTCCAGATGCAAAAGATGTTTTTGACGTGACTCCAATGCCTTGGGCGCCAGGAAGAAGTTGGGCCAAGGGTATTGAAAGTGGTATTTCTGGTCTTGGGTATTATTTAAAAGTAGAAAGAGAAAATAGTAGGTCGGGCTTAGGAATACAATCACCAAGAAGAGTAAGAAAAGGTGGAACAAAATTTAGAAACACTCAGTATATATCAGCTCTTTTAAAAAAGTATAAGAAAGAATTCGAGAACTTACAGCTTACCTAGTGTAAATAATATTTATGAAACCTCAGTATCAACATGAGCTAATGACTAGCTTCTTTTTATGGTTCGATCACGAACTTTTACAAAAGGGAGAAGCTTATTCGAATAAAACTGGAACACTTTACGCCCAATCAGATAGCAGATTACCAAATAGTTACATCTCACTTCAAAGTAACTATAAACAATGGGTAAATGACTCTTCAATTACTGGAGCAATAAACCCAATAATCCCAACAGACTTTGAAGGCAGCGGCAGGGCTAATGATATTGTTTTTGATTTTGAGAATGGCAGACTTATTGAAACTGGAAGCGTTGTCAGCGCAGGAGATACATTAACTGGCACCTTTGCAGTAAAAGATTTTAATGTGTATCTGACAAACGAAACAGAAGAAGATTTAATCATTGAAAACAAATTTAAATTAAACAGCAGATACGGAACCCCCACAATGAGCGGCATAGAACCCTATGACCAAGTTACTCCAGCAATATTTTTGAATGTAGAATTTAGTAGAAATGAAGGGTTCGAACTTGGAGGTATGGACCAAACAAACTCCACGATCAAAGCTGTTGTACTGGCAGACAGTGATTATCAATTAGATGGAGCTTTATCTATATTTGCAGATTCTGCTAGAAAAATTGTTCCTAAAATACCATTTAGCGGTCACCCATCAACAGAATATGGTGACATAAAGGGAGGTTCATATAATTATACTGGACTAGCCGAATCCTACACAGATGGCTCATTTTTTATAGATGATGTCACTGTTTCAAAATTTTCACAAAGGGCGCAAACGTCTATACCTGGAGACATTAAAGTCGGCTTTATAGACTTTGACATATCTACACAAAGATTTCCTCGCTCTTAATTTCACAATAAACCCAAATAACTGTAAACAATATAAAATATCATGGCTAATAATAGAATCATTTATCAATCAGACGCTCTCTTCGTTTCTAGTGGTGTCGGTGCAGACGATGCAAACGAACACACACAACTACGAAGAGTTCAATCCGCTAATTACTCCTTGAACGTTTCACGTCAAGATGTCAATCAATTCGGACAATTAGCAAGAATCGACTCACTGATTCTTGAATCGCCAACCGTTTCTTTCGACACATCATACTATCTCAGTGATGGATTCAATGAAATGGCATTGGGCTTTGCAAACGGTGTAAATTTAGACAAGGGATTTATTTCTGGTCAAATTAAAGCAGAGGACGCCGACCGTAATTACTATATTTTAAGTACACCAGAAGGTGTTGATGCTAACAGCCCTCGAGGCGCTGTAGCTGATGCAAACACTGACATTAGTGTTATTGGCATTGGTAACGCTTTCATTACTGATTATACTCTAGATGCGTCAGTAGGCGACCTCCCAACAGTCAGCATCTCGGCCGAAGGAACTAACATGGTCGGTAATGCTGATGTAACAGCTACTAACGGAAGTGACTATACCAACATCGTTGGTGCTGGAATTAGCCCATCAGACGGTGAAGCTCTCGCCTCACAAGCTGATATCGCACTTCCAGAAGCTGTAGCAGGAACGGGAGCATCTATTCCTAACGCACTTCGTCCTGGAGATATTTCTGTTACTTTAAGTGACGCTAGCGCAAAATCTATTGTTATTTTAGATGGAGCTGGCAAATCTCACGTACAAAGTATTTCTATCTCAATTCCTATGAGCAGAACTCCAATCGATAGACTTGGAAGCAAGTTCTCTTTTGCTCGTGTTGTCGATTTTCCAATTACTCCAACATTAAGTATTTCTGCTGTTGTCTCAGAAATTCAAGATCGCCAATTAACAAGTCTGGTATCTAGTGATGGATTTATTAATTCAATCCAAATTGAATTTAAAGATCAAGCGTCCACTGTAGCTGCTGTCTACAAACTGACAAATGTTAAACTAGACAGTGAATCATTTAGTTCTAGTATTGGACCCAACAAGACTGTTGACCTAGGATTCTCGCTCACCATTGGTGGCCCGAATGATACTGAAAATAATATATTCTTCTCTGGCGCTCATAGCACCGCTGTAATGGGGAATGCAAGAGCTTAATAAAACTTTAGGGTGGAGCGAATAGCTAAGAAGCCCTTCCAATTTACAAAACCCCCTCATTCGAGGGGGTTTTTTTATGCACAAAAAAGCGCGACCCAAAAGATCACGCTTGAAAGATATATTTTAAATTTAAATTAATCTTCTGACTCTATGCCAGCTTCTATTCCGCCAACTTGTCTAGGGCTTGCTTGGTAGCTGTTGTAGTTAGCTATAAGCGTCTCTAGGGCGTCGTAAGAGTCCCTAGCGAGGCTTTTATATACTTTTGATACCTCGTTCTTATTAACGAACGTAATGGCGTTGTCGCCGTCTCTGACGCTAATAATGTTACCGTTGGTATCGTCCGCGATTCCGCGAATAGTATTTCTGGTCTGTTTCGTATAGTAATGGTACAGATACATCTCTTTATAAATGTTCTGCTCTTCTAAATTTAAGCCAGCGACCTCTCCATTTGATCCAGAGAAGCTAGTAAAAAGAACATTGTTCAATTTGCCTAAGTTCGCGTCCAGCCATCCAGATATCAAATTGGATGTAGGGGAAGCTGCTGAATCAAATTCTGTTGTGTGTATGGATGTAGCTAGGTCGCCTAAATTACTCATGATTGTCTTTGATATTCTTGCGTGATTACTTTAATTAATCTTTCTCTATCAAAGCTTGGATTGAATCCCAAACGAGCGGCAGTAGACTGCAGATCTGATAAAGTTTTAGATTTTAATTTTTCTTCTAAAGAGTTTACACTTTCTGAACCCTCAAAAGCCTCAGCTAAAGCTCCCTTTTCTGCTTTTTTTGTAGCATCTGTCTGTATAAAGCTATTTGTAGAAGCCCAAGAATAGAATGCTTTAAGTAATTCTTCATATTGATCACGTTCTGATGAATATACTCTCGCGGCAACCCTATTAGCTAAAGTTGTCATTTGGTCTCTAGACATTGTTTTTAGTTTTCTTTTAAAAACTCTGATATCTCCTGTCTTAAATGGGCTTACAACATCAACCCCGTAAATTTTTTCTTGCTCTTCGGCCAGATCTACTGCGTCCCTTTGCTTGCCGTCTGCGTATTCGAGGTCCGCTAAAACATCACCCTTTTGGAGTTCTTCATTATTAACCTCATCATTTTCAATAGCAGTAGCTAAATCTAAATCTTCAACGCTTTTGATTTTTTCGTCCACCTTTGCTTTTGTTTCCTCAGATGGAGCTACATTAGTTTCGGGCAATTCTTCGATTATCGACTCTTTCAAGTCATGCAATGATTGTGGTTTCTTTTTCTTTGAATTTTTCATATATATATATTACACTTCATAATTTACTTTTCAACAAAAAGAGCCACCCCTTACAGGGTGGCTCAAGAAGTAATAGATTATTAAGTAGCTTAAGCTCCTTGAATAACGCAACCTACAAGTGCGCGATCGTCGAGAACGATACGGCCTTCTTCGAGTGAACCGAAGTAACCGATCTTGTTTTGACGGATGCTGTACTGGTCGTCAGCGATAAGATTGAACTCACCACCATTTTCAGAATCAACAGCAACTGGGCGAATCAAAGATTCACGGCTGCGGTCAATACCAAGTACCAACTCATCACCATTGTTTGCTGCAGTAGCAGGATCAAAGTCTGTACCTCCACCAGCAGCAGCATCATAACTTGTGCCAGTGAATAGTGAGTTAAACTTCTGACCAACACCAAACTCATTAAGCTCAATAACATTGATGCCATAGAACTCTGGAGCACCAGCAGCACGATATGCTTCTTCAGCGATAACGTCAGCAGTTTGAACTGGGCCCGCAGTGCCAGCAGAATCTGCCGCACCCCTAGTGTTGATTGGGTTGTAAGCGATAGAACGAAGTTCTTCAACGACCTCTGGAGATACGATGATATCAGTCATTCCGCGTCCTTGGCGAGCATCTGGAGTACCACCAACGAAGGAGGTAACGATTCTCTTAGAACGAGTCATCATTGCATTTAAGTCGGCAAGACCGAATCGAGCAGCAGCTGAAGATGAAATAACGTGAGTTTGACCGTTAGTTGCAGCAGAGTCAAGAGCCTTCATTACAACGTTAGCAGAGATTGTGTTTTGCTTAAGAAGAATTTCTTGTGCAACACGAGTCATTGTCTTAGCGACAACATCCATGCGGCTCTTAGCTGCATAGCGACGGTCAAAGCTTACTGCTGAGTCAAGGCTATAAGTAGCGATCTTGAGCTCAGAAGATGTTGGAAGGACTTCCGAAGTTGGAAGGCCACCAGCACGGCTTTGGCTGTAGACTTGTACATAATCTTCGTCAGAAACGTCGAAGTACAGATCCAACGGAATCGAAGGATTGTCATCAGCGTTATACTGCATAGTAGTGAAGAGATTAGACAAAGCAGGAGCTTGGTTAATAACTTCAGCGAGGACTGGTCCGATGAACTCAGCAAGAGCAGTTTGTGCTTCGTATGCAACATCACGGTTGCGAGAAGCCATTGCTTTTACAAGTTCAACTTGTTCTGGAGTATTTTTTAAAGTGATTTTCATAATATTAAATTCCTTTCAATTATCCGATTTTGACTACGATGTATTCGCCAGCGAATTGATCAGTTAGGCCGCCTTGAGAAGCGCGTGAACCAGTGCCAAGAACAGTACCGAAAGAACCTCCAGCAGTTGGGTCAGCAGCATCAATCTTACCAACATTAGTTGCTGAGATTGCGATGCCAGTGCCTACTGTGTAGTCAGATGCGGTGCCATCAAATGCTTCGGCTGCAAGAGTAAAGATACCCTTAGTTGCAACAGGAACACTTTGGCCAGGAAGGACAGCTTGAAGCTCTTCTTTCTTGGTAGTATTGTATAGAAGCTTTTCGCCGTTTTCGTCTGCTTTTGCTGTTTGATTTAAGGTGAGTCCTAGAGGGAGATCACCAGCAGCAGCGCCAGAAAGTGTAAGCGGATTGCTTGGGTACATGTCGCTACCAACAAATGGAAGATTTGACTGACCAAGGTAGCTGTCGTTACTATAAGTGACGACCTCTTGGTTGAAGTTACCATTTGTGATTTTAACAAATACACCGTTTGAACCTTCGCCATCTGCTTGAGTACCAGAAAGGGCGAGATCCGACTCAAGAGCAAAAACGTTAACAACGTCTTGCTCATTATATTGTCTGAATGGGAGTAGTCTTAGTGCCATAATTTTTTTAGTTAAATTTCGTTAGTTTGTTTTTTTATCCAAGAACATTTTCGCGGCTAAACGCAGCAGCGAACTTGTCCTTCAAAGTTGTTTTAGAAGCTTGAGCTTCGTTATTATTAGGAAGAGATTCTTCGGTAGCTTCTGCATTTTCAAGAGCTTCTTCAACATCAACTTCTTCAGCAGTGGCTTCTTCAGCTACGACTTCAGATGCTTCTGATGTATTAAGGCGCTTTTCGATTTCAGCTTCGACGCGAGCGGCGATTGCTTCTTCTTGTTTTGCTTTTGCTTCCTTATTCTTCGATGCCCAAAAAACTTCAAGCTCACCTTTTAGAGATGCAAAGGATTCTTCACTTGCGTCAAGTCCTTTAATCTTTTCAGCGATAAATGCGCTGTCGCTTTCTTCGAGATCATAAACAGAATCAATTTCTTCCATACGAGCATTAAATGTGGCAACCGCTTCTTGAGCAGCTTTTTCACTTTCAAATGCATCGATGCGTTCTTGAGCAGTCTTAAGCTCTTCCTTAATAGATTCTACAGAAGCTTGAAGCTCTTCTTTCGCGGATGCGATTTCAGCCTTCTCTTGTTCCGCAGCTTCAAGAGAAGCTTTGTACTCATCATCTTTAGTTTTAATGGCGTCAGCAAAAGTTGCCGTCATGCCAGCGATTGCCTCTTCTGAAAATTTCTTTTCAACAAGAGACGCTTTTATTTCTGATAGTAGAGTTTCTAAGTCCATAATTTTAGTATTGTTTACAGTATTTTTTAAATTTTGTGAAATTTTGTCAGTTATTTTTATTAATTGCGCGGCTTGCGTTTTTTCTTTGTCCGAAACAGCTTCTTCAATTACTTCTTTTTCTGTCTCGGTTTTTTCAAATTCATTGCTAATGACGCCCTTAACATTAGCGGCTGGTTTTAATGTAAAACCTATACCTAGAGGATAAACTTGACCAGTGATTAAACGATAAATAGGCTCACCTTCATCCGTAACGCCTTTCCCTCCAAAAGCTTTTAGCATACCCCTCATTTCTTGTATCTCTTTGGGGTCTGAAATTATTTTTGCGTCCTTTAAATTCTTACTACCTACCGCGATTTGATATTCACTAAAACCGATTTCCCAACTAGCGGAAACAGTATTGTGCATTTTGTTTTTTGGATTGGTGCTTTTTTCTAGTAAATCGAAAAAGTCCTTATCAACAGTTTTATAAACTACAGCGCCCAATGCTATATGAAAAGGATCTTTTTCGGTCTCATCTACATTAATTAAAATAGTGCTATCCGAATAATCACTAAATCCAGCATTAACGATATGGCCGACAATCTTTTTCTTATTGTGTTCTATATTTGTAGGTTTATGAATAAACTGCTGAATAGAATCAATAGCTGTTTTTGTATCTATGCCATCACCATTTTTATTAAACTCGTTTACAACCGCAGCATTAAAAGCCACGCCCATAAGATCAATATTCTTTTCTAGATCTACAGACGTAGGAATTAACGAACGAAGATTTTGTATGTTAGCTTGGCTTAAGTTTATACCAGCTATCTCTTCGCAAGCCTTAACTTCGAAATTAAAAGTTGTAGTGTATTTATACTGCATTAAATGCTTTACATTACTCCAGGTCCACCCTTCGGTGCAAAAAGACTGGCTACGCCTCCACCTTTTGGCTCAAACAAACTGGCGTCCATGTCTTTGGTAATTTTGCCTTCTGATTTTAGCTTTTTTACAATAGCTTTTTGTAGTTCTACTGGTAGGTTTTTCTTTTGCTCGTCAGATAGTCCTGCAAGCATATGCTTCGGCTTTTGACTAAATAAATTAGCTTCTATCTTTTCGAATAAAGCTTGAATTTCTTTTGCGTATGAAGTTGAACAAGATTTGTAAGTTCCCTTGTCATCTTCTTCGGCTGTGTTAACTGCGTATGTGTCATACATTGCACACATGCCCATAAACTTTTCAAATACGGGAGCTTCCGCTTCACTATATTTCTTGGCGATGGAAATTTCAATATTTCCGTTTGAACGATCGATATTTGCTTCGAGTGGGTTTTTAATTTCTTTCATAGTTTTTTGAGTGGTATAAAATTGCTGATGGATAAATTTCTAGTTGATGGGCTTCAGAAATACTTAATATATTTTCCATAGCTCCAAGTTTTTCTATTTGACTAAAATCATTTACACAAGAAACGAGACTTTCTGTCCAATTTTCTTTATCTGAAGCGCATACAATAGATTCGCATAATTTGCTAACCATTTTTTCCTGGTCTTCATTTAGTGAATCTGAATCATATATTTCTAGCATTTTTTCTTTTGCTAGTGAGTTTAAAGCTTCAACTTCGTAAATAGTAGCTTGAATATTTTCTCTAGAAAATTCATCCTTAGAACCTTCTGGTCTACCAGACATACCCTTGTTTGGTTTCTGAGAATCTGTTGGCTCGCTAGGGCTTTCGTCATCAATCATCGGTACGCCCCCAACTATTGGATTGAAATACCCTTTTTCTCTTTGTGCGACGAACTTTTTCTGTGCGCCTTCTAGCTCTTGGGCAAGTGGAAATCTGCCAGTATTGAATAACTCCATTCCCTGCTCTGCGGTGACAACTCCAAGCTCCATAAGTCTTGTGGCTACTCTCATGAGCTGCACTTCATCGCGGAGATCAATATCCTTAAATTTGACAGTTGGATAGGATCTGAATCCCAGGTCTTTTGCTATCCTTCTAATTTCTGGCTGTAAAAAATCTTGGATAAAAGCTTCACGAGCTTCTTTTAATCTATCTAAGAATACTCTAGCTTTGATTTCTGCGCCATTATATTTGTCATCGTTAAGAATGATATTTTGCAATCCTTCTTTGATGTCTTTATTAATAACTTCGTATTTTCCTGGGCCGACAACCTTATTGATATCTGGAATAACAAAGTCTGCCTTTGTTGTATAGTCTGAAACCAGCACTCTTCCAACTGATTCATTTTGAAAAAGTTTTTGCATAGCCTTGACATTATTTGGGTTGATCCCACCCTTGTCTGGTTCTGCTCCCATTGTGATCATAAGAATAACATTCTCGACGGTTCTCATGATGGCTTGATCCATCTTTTTCATTTCGAGCTTGGCATTTATGTCTTCAAGAACGGGATATCCAAAAGGAATAGCAAATGGCTCATAATCTTGTTTTTTGTAAAAGCTATAAGAAATCTTTTCGTTCTTTAGATTAATTTTAAGACCATCTTTAAAGTATGCGCCATCCTTAATCTGCTTTTGCACTTCTGGATCTAGGGCTTCGAACACTTCTTTATCATAATCATTTTTAGGGTTTGATAGTCTTTCCATATCAAACTCAGAAAGGATCTTGGCATATGCTCCATCTTTTGTATTGAACACGGTGCTTCTTTTAGCTACAATTTCGAAAGGGTTTAGAACAATATATTTTAGTGGGAACTTATTCAAGGAAGGCCCTTCTGATACATTTTGAGAAAACTTCTTGTAATCATCTAGGCTAAACTTGCCATCAACGCGATAAAGAAAAATATTGCCACTTCTATAATACTCTCTAAAATACTGGTCTTTTAAATCCCAAATTTTAATTCTGTCCAAAAGCTTTTCAAAAAAGTTTCTTGATGTAGCGTTTCCTCCCTCTAGATATAGTTCCGCATTAGCGAACTCTGACATCATATCAATAGTGTTTCTAAAAATAGGTACGTTTGCGTATGCCTTTTGGCAAAGCTCGATAGCCTCCCTAACATTGATTCCGTCAGATGAAATCTCATAAGGGAGAAGTCCTCCTCGAATTTGACTATATTTATTAAGTGGGGCCGAAACGGAGGATCGATTAATTCGAGTAGATGTATTTGTTGATGATAAGTTACTTATAGAACCAGATCGGTTGTATGATGCTTGAGAAACATGGTATGCTTCACCCATTGTAGCTGGCTCTACATTTTCTTTAGACTCCGAAATTTGTGGAGAGACTTTTGTAAATTTGTTCCAATAGTTGGATTTTTTATTATATTTTCTTTTGGCCATAACCTATTATAAAGTTAATTACACTTTTAAAAGTAACTTTGTTAAGTTTTTTATATAAACATAGGCGTGAAGCCCGCCGCCCTCTCTTCTGGCAAATCCATCATATCGTAATAGATATTCATTCCCCAGTTACCTAACACTATAGCGGAATAAGAGTCTTTTCTAGGTCGATCTACTCCCTTTTGTCTTTTTAGATTACTAGGTAAATCGAAGCTCTGTGTTCCTCCAGCGGAAGAAGTTACTTGTATAAGTGCACATTCAGCTTTTGTTAAGTCAATCATATCTTTCTGGTGCTCAATAAAATCAATCATTTTAGCACCGACATTCTTTTCGTCTTCGTACTTAGAGAATTTCAACTCTTTAATTGGAATTTTTTTGGCTTTCTGCATCGAGTAGTTGTCATCCATTGCTGTAGCTGCAAAGTATAACTTCTTCCTATCAAAAGCTGTTTGTAACATTTCATTTGCGCTTCTGATCCAGTTGGATACTGGCTTTCTTAATATACATATAGTATTACTGCTTTTGTTGTAACCCCTTCTAGCATCTCTTAAATCTTTTTCATAATCGTGGGGATTATCTAACTTTGGATCAAAGACGCCTATTTCTAGTTTCTCCTTCTTGAACATGTCACTTTCATTACATGAATTTATAAACTGAACACCTCCATTATAGTCTCCCACAATCATAATAATATTAAAATGATCTAAAAGGTATTTAAAGTAAGTCATGTGCTTTTTTAAATTTGTACCAGGAAGGGCATAACTGTGGACAACTACACCTTTCTTTTTCTCTGGCATGAGCTTTATCACTTGTATAGCAAAATCGTCAGAAGTCTCCGACTCCGACCAAGACGGGTCAAATGCCATAATATATTCAGCATCTTTTTCTCCCGCCACCTCTACAGCAGGAGACTCGCCATCTTCAATTGTGCATTCTGCCATTTTGCTTATTTTGAAATAACCAGCACTATCGTCTGTAAATTGAGCGTTGAATTCTCGATCAATCTGCGACTGACTCATTGTTCCTTTTGCTTGGGATATTAAGTTTTCATCATACAAAGCCTTTGGCGCACAATCGTAACTAAATTGCATAATGCATCTTCTACCTTGATTTTTTGCCCCAGGGTTAAAGATCATATTTTCATAGGCTTGATACATTTTATAGAGATACTCGAACTTATAAGATGCTGAAGACAGTCCAATCATTTTATTTGATGGCCACTCCGTCCTCTCTTCTTCTGTCATCTTTCCAGCCTCAATCATCGCGTCTTCTGCGTCTTTAATTTTTTGTCTCTCTGTTGGGTTTTCTACAACAGCTAGGAACGGCATAATAACTTCGTTCAATACTTTTTCTGGCATAAGTAGAAGCTCATCAATAATGATACGCTGAAAACGAAAACCACGAAGCTTTTCTCCATCACCAAGCGGTAATGCGGTAATACGACTCTTGCCAATTTGCATGGACCATTCATCATTGGACTTACTAACCTTACCTATACATTGCCTAAATAGTTCAGCTTTAGGATCTTGCGATATATCTTCTATCTTTCTGAAAATCATCTTAGACTGTCTAAATGATTTAGAAATTATTCCAATGTGAACACCTTGATTCATCATCGCATCCAACAGAGCAAAAATACCAGTAGAGAAAGATTTAGACATACCACGAGACCAGATACCCAAGAAGTAGTCATTTTCCATCATAGCTTTTACCGCCATGTGTTGAAACGGAAATAGCTCAATGCCAGTAAGTAGTTCTGTAGTGAAGGTTACATTTTCCTTCATAAATTTATATAACCAAATTTTAGCTTTAGTATCCTCCAGATATCCCTCGAGATCCATAATCTGCTGGTTAATCGGCTCTCTCCTTAAAGGTTTTTGATTTCCTGTATCCCAGCTCATCTTTCCTCCTTATCTAAAAAATATTGTACGTCTACGTCCCAAAGTTTTTTGCCTAGACTTAATAGTTTAGGTATGATTTCTTCACTATGACTTCTACTGTCTGTAAATATAAATTGGCAATGACCCGCGAACTCGTGTTGGACAGAAATTAAGTTAGAAAAAACCCATCCTAATTTAGGCGCTCTTCTTCCTTTTGTGAACACAGCTTCTTTTTCTATTGCTTTAAGAGATTTTTCTACAACAATATACATATAGCTATCTAGCTCTACGCATCTCTCCATCTCTCTTCTAAATCTATCCACTTGTCCTCCAAAGGTTGATAAGAAGTCACCAGCGCTTTTTCTATCTACAAATGTATTAGTAAAATCATTCCCACCTAAAGTGTAATCCCCGAAGTCTAACTTTAAAATTGAAGATTTATTAAACTCTAATGGTTGCTGCTCTCTAGTGTCGATCAGAACTTCAACTTCCGCATCATTCACAAATTCTTTCGGCATACCCTTGTAGAATATAGGTTTTGCCCCCATAGCCTCACAAGCTTGAGTGTATGTCCCAAAGTGTTTCTTGTAAGTGTCTAGGTCTGGTAACTGTCGTTTAAGAAGCTCTAAATGAAAGGGTGCATTCTTATATTTTTTTCTTTCAATTCTTTTTTTGCCTAGCTCAAGAATGTAATCCTTAACTTCTTTATCTGGCGCAGACTCACACCACTTTACAAGTTGTGATCTATTGATAAAATCATTCGCAAAGTATTCTTCTTTTTTCTTAAAGGGTAATGGATTGCCATTTAGCTTATTAAATCGTGGATAATGTTTAACATAATAGTCAGCCACATACATCTTATGCGCCTTAAGATGAGCATGAAGACTTTTCTCGGTCTCGAACTCAGCGCCACATTCTTTGCACTTATAGGACATCTTCAATACCGATTCCGAGAACACGGGCCTTCCAAGCTGCCATGCCTTCTAGTTTTTCAGCCTCCTTTTTGATTACTTGTTTTTGCATTTCTACGATGCGAACCATATTTTGCCTTTCTTCCTCTTCTTGAAAAAGCTGTACAATAGACAGAAACGAGGCCGTATCTTTTTGTTTGCTAGCCAAACGAGCTCCACGATCTCCTTGAAGTTTCTTTGTTAAATTTTCAATACGAGTTTCGCATTGATGGTACTCTGAGCTTTTGGCTTTAATAATTTCAGCTAAACGGACAGTCATTTCATCTTGATCGTCTGCACTCTCAAACATATCGTTAAGCTTTTGTAAGTGCCCAGTAATTAATTCTAAATTAATTATTTCTTTAGCTACATTCATGTATAAATTTAATTCATCTGCAGTGAGGTCTGGCTTGTCCCAAGTAAGTCTAATAAACTCTTGCTCAAATAATTCTTTATCCCTAAAGGCGGTATAGTTGTTTACGATAGCTACAAATCGTGAGTTTGATAAATTTATTCTTAATTTGTCACAACAATGTTTTTGATTTCGGGACATTTTACCTTCTTCCAATCCATACCCAGTAGAATCATTAATCTTTTTAATTATTCTAGAGAGTGCATTTGGAGCAACGTAATTAGTTGGGGCCTCTTCTCTTTCTTCTTCTCTATCTTTATTAACCACCTCATTAACAGCTCTCCACTCTACTGACAATCTGGCGACTTTCTTTTTAAAAAGTAAATCAGCTATTTCTGATGTATTCAAACCATCGATCTTCATGGAATTTATTAAATCTAATTGTTCGTCCGTAAAATTTATTTCCTTTGATTTTTCTACTTTTGTAGTTTTTGCTTTAAGGCCATTCTCTGCGAGAAACTTAGTCACAGCCCTACCCTCTTTAGATCTCCCATCTAAAGTTTTGTCATTAAATATAATTTTTGTAATGTTAATTATGTTGGGGTCTTTTTGAAAACTCTCCAATATTAATTTTTCTTGTTCTTCGCTTAGATTTATCATATTATATCATTCTCTTCTATAATTTTTTTAGCTTTTTCTTGAAAAATCTTTTTTAAGTTTTTGATTTGTTTGTAGCCAGCGGATCTTTTCTTTTCGTTCGTCTTGAATCCTAAAAATATAGCAACTTCCTCTTCTGTTTTATTTTGAACAAATAACATTTTGTAAGCTTGAAATTGTCTACTATTTAACTGGGTTTGTATTTTTGCTGTTAATTTAATTGTTGCTTCATCTAAATCAATACTTTCATCTCTTCTCGCGTGAATTTCGTGAATATGATTTTCCATTGTTACTGCCAGCTTTATATCGTAAGCTGACTTTTTACTTTGACGCCATTTTGTACAAATTGGACATGTCAATGGATCGTGATCACTTAAGTGTTGATCTGGGCATGGATTAACATAATTTCCGTAATGATTCCTTAATAAATTTTTAAATTGATTAGACACTACTCTACTAAGCCATGGCTCTATAGGTTTTGATTGATCCCATAGATGCCATTTTTTATAAATATGAGTCATGATGACTTGTTTAATGTCATCGTAATCAATATATGTAACTGCGTCTAGATGCCACTTGCAACGTTTTCTTTCTAAAGCAGCTTCAATTTCCTTGAGCTTTTCTTCGAATGAATACATTACAAGTTATCAATATCTCTTACAATTCTAGTTTTTCTTTTTGGTGCGGTTTTGCCGTGCAGCGAACCTAGGGTTTGTTGGGAAGATGCTCCGAAGTCATCTATCTCATATTCTAATTTAGAAATATTTGGTACTGACTCTGCATCAGTTTCATTATCGTTGATAGCTTGAGACTTTCTTTGGGAAGACACGTTTCTATCTAAAGGTTTAGATTCATTTTGTGCAACACCCATTGGATGCCCGCAATTTGAGCAAAACTTTGGGGGGCTGAACTTGTATTCAACTTTAGTGCCACATTCTGAACAATATTTAATCATACTATAATTATAAGTTTAAAAATAATTTTTTAAATTTTATCTTCCAGTTTCTTTACAATAAATTTTAATATTTCACTTCGTTTAATATCTTCAGTTCCAAATGTAGTGCAATATATTCCCTTCTCTTTAGACTCTTCATCATCGAAAGCTCCAAATATATTTGAAAATCCGCTATTTTTAATATCGCTTTGCATCATATCTCCACAGATAATAATTTTTGAATCTTCTCCAATTCTAGTCAATACAGTCATCAGTTCATTATGAGTAAAGTTTTGAGCTTCGTCGATAATAACAATCGAATCGTTCCAGTTTGCGCCTCTCACAAAATTAACTGGCATACATTCGAACTGCTTTTTGTCTCTTAAAAATTTTATATCTTGAGGATGTAACATTTCATCGAGCTTATCATAAAACGGCCCAGCAAATACCCCGAACTTTTCATCAATAGAGCCAGGCAGTGAACCAAGGCTTCTCTGCGAGCTCTCAGCTATACTTCTGATGTAAAGAACACCCTTCTCTAGGTCAGAGCTTATAATAGACTGTAAAGCCGAATATACGGCCATATAAGTCTTTGCGGTTCCAGCTGGCCCAGCAAGAAACATGAGCTTGGTTTTATCATCAAGAGCAGTTTTTAAAAAATCTACTTGATTTTGGCTAAACTTAAACTTGCGTTCCTTAAACCTTATTTTTTGATTCAACTGCCTAAATTCCAAATTTGACATCCTACTACTATTACACTATTTTAATAGCTGTGTAATAGTAACTGATCCTCTAGCCAAATCCCCACCTTGAATGGAGACATTCTCTGAATTTAATCTGCCCGTAATGTCTGTTGTAAGTAGTGCGTCACTGTTTGAGTTTTGAAGTACAATATTCTGCGATCCAGGGTTTGAGCCAGTAATTGGGACAAGTGCTTGAACATTATCTCCTTGAATACTTAGTGTTTGTTCTTCTGTAATTAATTGGCACTTTGTAATACTGTATGATCCAACTTCGTAGACAGGAAGACGTTGAGCGGTGTATTGATACTGTATAGCCTCAAAAACCTCGATATCGCTTAATGATCCTTTGTTAAATGTCGAATAAGCTCCATGGGCGTAATCCCCAAAAGCAGCGGCATCTAAAACAGTATCAACACCCGCAGATGCGATCGTTCCACCCGCAGTAGTTGTGGTCATTGGATTATAAATAGCGAAATCACATTGAATCAAAACGGGGGCATACGGTGTTAGCGTATAAGAAAAAGAATTTAGAAAAGCTCCAGAACCAACAATACCGTTAGCTGCATCTCCAAGGCGAAAAGTTGCACCTAAATGTCCTATATCTCCAGTATAATCACTTGGATTAAATTCGCCAGCATCCAGATAACAACTAAATGAAAGAGAAGCGTTAGGAGGGCCAGCAAGATTAAAGTTGTCTTTTGTAGGGATTTTGCCCACAACCCTTACTGGAGCGATATTGGGAGTGTAATTAAGTTGAACTTGTTGTGCAATAACGCTTTTATTGAGTGCATCTCCTTCTCCTGGGAGAGTGATGGTATTCGCGACCGTTCCGAAATAAAGTGGTACATCCGTATATGAAATATATGCCATAGTTATTATTACACTTTTTTATAGCCCCTGTACTTTAGATTTGCAACAATTGTCCCTCCAACGCCAACTCCAACATTTTCGCTAACTAAATGACCGTTTTCTAATTGAAATGTATTTAAAATTGAGTTTTCTCCACTTATTTCCATTTTAATCGTCCTGTTTCTATCTTTAGATCCACTCAAGAATGAAAATGTTTCTTCTGGTTCGTAATCCTCGACTTCAATAGCTATTGAAGCTTCTTGGATAATTGGTCCGACTGTTTGTATGTCACTTGGCTCATTAGAACCTATTCCATAGGTAGCTTGTTTATTGATAATTTCCGAATAATTGAAAGACTGGACAGCATTGGTTGATTGCTTGTCAAATGTCACTAACAATCCTTCGGGGTTTATTTCTTCTATGGCATTGTCACTCACTGCAGTAGATGATAATGAATTCGAGGTTCCACTTAATGATCCATAAATAGTAAAATCAAAAGATGCTTGGGGCAATTCATTGATTGTAGCGCTAACAGAGAAATTATTTAAACAAGTTTTATTAAAGCTTAAAAAATTATCTCCATATTCAAATTGACCAGACACATCACTTTTTCCAACTAAAGTTCTTATAAAATCATTGTTGTTTAAAATTTTATCTACAGAAACTGTTGTTTGTGTGGGGCCGTCTATTTGAGTTGGGCTTATTTCTTGCCCCACCACTAAAGCTGGAGTTTCTTGAACATCTTGGTTAAATGAAATGTTTTGAATAGAATTTAATTTTCTAATAGCTCTAGTTAGAGCGGTTATTGAGGCACCAGAAAATGCACCAAACGGCGGTACTGTGCTAAAATCTATTTCGTATGGATTATTTATATGTGATTGATTAGACACTATAGTAAGCTGGCCAAGATCGATAAATTGTGTGCTACTATTATAAGTTATGTTATGCATAACCCAATAGCCATGGGCGGAATCACTAGTATCATTAATTTTTTCAAACCAGTATTGGTTCTGCACATTTCCGATTGTTTCTTCATAAACAAATACGTTTTGATATGTTTCATAGCGCTTCGACGGATCTTCGTCATGAGTATCAGCAGTGAGTGAGCTTGTAAAAGTAAAAGTTTTATTATTTACGGCAGAATAATTAGGTGCTAACAGCTGAAACGTTACTATCCCTCCATCTATGTATATATTTGAATCGTGTGCTCCCTCTACTGCCATAAATACCTTTACACTTTTTCCTTTTTAAAATTTTTTTTTCTTTTTTTAAATTTTCTTGTGTAACACTATTCACCTCCATAGGCTTAATCGCGTGGTTGGTGTTTGCTATCGGTCGTAACAAATTTATGCCCCATTTTCCTTTCCCCAGGATTATGGGGCTTTTTTGTATTTTATTTCACATTGGCACAATTCTTACTGTAATATACAGCGTTATGGAACTACTAACATATGGAACCGTTTGGCTTGTGCTTTGTATTCTTTTCGCGGCAATACTTCTTGAGGCTTCTCCTCATTACAATCGTAATTCAAAGAAGAGCGGATTAAGAGTAGCGTATGAGATCACACTACATAAGGCTGAACAATTAGAAATACTAAAACATAAGTGGTTTGAGTCTGAAAGGGCTGGTCATGACATCGGTATGGAAAGCGCCCAAGAATCTTGGCGTAAACTTCATGCTGACAAATGGAGAGCAAGCAAAGACAAAGCTGCTTAATTAAATCAGAAAATGAGCTAGAGTCGCCTTATTAATTTGGGGCGGCTCTTTTTTTCTTGACATATTTATTGTTTTGTGCATAATGTTCTATATACTGGCTCCATAGTTAAACGGATATAACACATGACTTCTAATCTTGCGTTCCAGGTTCGATTCCTGGTGGAGCTAGACTTTAATAAAATGAAAAACATAAAAAGATTCTTATATGCTTGGATACAAGTTACTCTTGTTTGCTTAAACACTTGGCAAATTTCACAGGGTAAGGTAGTTGGAGCTATTGTTGTTGGATTTCTTATATCTTTTGTGTGGTGTTTTAACATACAGGGTATCGCCTTCTCGAAATTAAGCGAAAAAATAACCTACTCATTGGGAGCTTGCTGCGGAACAGCTACTGGCATCTTAATAAGCAGAATAATATACTAGCCCCGAAATAAACATTTACCCCTATAGAAATAAGGCTCGGATTTTTTTCGAATTAAGTAATTTCCAATTGTGAATTTGGGTTGGGAGATTGATAAAACCCTCCCCCGCGCTTTCTGTGTGATATCTGCACCCTAAAGTTTTAACAATGGGGTAGGGTATATACCCCCCCCTCCCCTGTGGCTAACCCACGCCCTAGCCTAGCTAAAAAAAAATAAAAAAAAGTTTGGTAATCGCTTGACATCCTTACTTGTTCTGCTATTGTATACATATGATAACAAATAAAACCTACACAGTAACTACAGTTGAATTTTCTAACACAGGGGAAATGCGTGAGCAAGTGCGTGACTTCCCTAAGTCTCGCGAGGGTCTCAACGATGCTTACGAGTTTGCTCGCCCTTGCGATGAATGGATGATATGGTTTGGCGATGAAGTGGTTGACGACTCGACTTCTTTTTGCCCTAACCAAGTTGACGAACCCTCACCTTGCCACTAAAAATAATTTAAAAAAAGTTCGATTAACCCTTGACTTCCTCTCTTTAATCTCTATAGTAATACTTATGATAACAAAACTTAAAACCGAAATCGTCAATAAAGCTTGGTCTTTCCAACCTAAAAATATCGAGGCTGTCTCTATGCAGTCTGCTCTTTTCAATATCGAGCATCTCGCTGACCTTATCAATTCCGAGGTTGGCTATGGCAAGCAATCGCTTACCAAAGATCAGACAAAGGCTTGCGAGCTAGTCGCACGAAATATTCTTGAGAGCTTAAACAAAAGCTTGACCCTTAAACAAGACTAACCTATAATACCTACCATGAACAAAGCATTACTTATAGATCCATTCGACGTGAGCATCAAAGAGGTCACTGTCGATGGCTTCGAAGATATACAGAAGCATATCGGTTGCGACTGTTTCACTTGCGTCCGAGGCGAAGCCCTTAAGGACAATGTCATCTACTGCGACGACGAGGGACTGATCAACGGCACGTCTCGTGCCGTCGAGTTCGTCGAGAGCGTCTACCCTTCACCCTTGGCGGGCAAGATTCTAATCTTGGGCGATGACGGATGCGGTGGCGACAAGGATGTCACCCTCAGCCGTGACGAGGTCAAGGCTCTTGTCAAGGGAATTCGTGAATTAATTCCCAACTAATTGTTATCATCCGTAAGTCCCTGCAAGTCAACGACTTGCGGGGCAGGGGCCTGGGCCGAGGCGCAAGTGCTTGATAGTGAACGACTTACGTAACTGAAAGTTTTTTTAAGTTTTTTTAAAAAAAGCCTTGACTTTTGCGTTTTTTCTGCCATACTGTAAGCATGATAACAAATAAAGAAATTGATTCGGTAATCGACCACCTCACTCAAGCGAGCTACAACACTCAGCGTAAACTCTACCCTGCGATCCCTGCTAAGAATTGGGGTGCGATCTACGGACGCACCGAGCAAAAATTAATGGAAAAAAGTTTCCAAAAGGTCTTGACAATCGCACAAAAATAACCATACTGTTTAATATGACAACAACTAAAACAACTCTATATCGTTTGCACAATGCAACTAACCACAACTATGACTTTTCAAATCTTGAGGTCGGTAACTTCTATCCTGTCGAGGGTTGTGTTTGCCAATTCAAAGGCACTAAGGAATTTTCTAACAAGACAGAGTATTCTTTCGCTGATTGGCGTTTGGGTGGTGGTCGAGTTTATACAGTCTACCACAATGTCGAAGCCGAGTGTGAAGCGTTTGACAAGGTTGTCGGTTGGGGTCAAGATCGTTGCCTTGACCGAGGCACTCGCCTTTGCGATGGTCAAACTGTTGAGACTCTTAGCAAGTGTCAAATCACAGACAATACAATCATTGCCGAGTATCACAACAACAAGTCTCGCCAATCTCAAGACATTGCCGACTTCTACGAAAGAAGCCCACAATTAAATCACGATTAAGGGTTGACAATCAAACAAAAATAATCATACTGTTAACCATGGCAACACACACACAAACCTACAAACTCGAGATGCTACCAACATACTCTGGCAAAGTTGAAACCTTTTACTTCGGCAAATGCCGTGAAGGTCTAGAGGCGGCTTATAGTTACTGCTCAAACGCTTGTGCTTGGCGTATCACTTCCCAAGGCTTCAAGGTCGATGCAAAAATTCCATCACTTTTAGACTTGCATTCTCTCTCTTTATCTGCACAATCAGCACAATGAAAACAATACTAAACGCAATCGAAACAATCTGGAGAAACGAGTTTCTCTTTGCCATAACCATCGTAACAGCTTTTATCTTTATGGCTGTAGTTGCAAACCTACTACAATTCTAATGGACAACGAAACAAAAACCTTCGCTTTATCTCTACTCGTAATGTGTGGAGTCCTTACTGCTTTTCTAATGATCGCACTTGATCGCGAAACAGAAAGAGAAGACTTACAACGCCAAGCTTGGATAGAGCAAGGCTACCCAATCGGAGAATAAAAATCATGAGATTAAGTATTGAAATAATCACTACACTCGGCTTGTGCTTAGGGAGCATCGCCCTTTCACTGCAATGGCTATCCACCTTTTAAAATTATGAGATTAACTATAGACAGATTCACAGTCGTAACGTTGTGCCTAACAGTAATCACGGGCATCGTAATTAATAAATTCGAGATTGTCCGAACGCTTGTAACTTGGATGTTGTAAGTTACTGATAGTCAACGAGTGGCGGGCCCAGGCACCGCCCCGCCCCGCAAGAGCTTGATATACAACGACTTACGCAACCCGAAAAAAAAGTT